TCATTCCCAGAAACAACTCTCGAAAACGCCGCAACATTAATTGCTGGTCTTATGGATAAGTATGGAATCTCAATAAACAATGTCCATACACATTTCGAGGTATGCACAAAAGCTTGTCCTGGATGGGCTGGCTGGGGCGCAGTAGGCGGAAATCTGAAATGGGTAGCATTTAAACAGAGAATCCTAGTAAAGACTTCAGCCACTGGAAAAGAAAAACCAGTTGTATATACAAATACCCAGAAGCAATATCCATTAGACCCAAAAGGAAAAGACTTTCCACATTACAGAGTTCACCAGACAAAGATCGGCTGGAATTATCCATGTCCAGTAGGTCAAGGAGCTGGATGTTTAGGTTTTCAGATAGAAGCTTTGAAAATAGATTTTCCTAATAACGAAGTAAAAGCTAAAGCCCACATTCAGAAACAAGGAACCATAGATTATGGCAAGATAAATTCAAAATCAGTAATAGGTTCTGTAGGTAAAAAGCTAAGACTCGAAGGCATCTGGTTAACAATTCCAGGATACAAGGCAAGAGCATTCTGTGGAGATAAGTGGTTACCGTGGCAGAAGTGTGACGGAAACCATCTAATCGGAACCCAAGGAAAATCTATGCCAATGTATTCTATACAAATAGCAAAGGAGTAAAAATGTTTACTAAGAATTTTAAAAATTTAATAGTTTTAAATTTACTTAATTCATATGCTACAGGGATTGACTATGTGGTTGATACAACTACTACCCCGGCATACAAAACGATTGATGGTACGTCAATTACTGATAAAGACAATACTGAAAGAGGAGCTATTTCACTAGCTTCAGCATTAAGCGATACATTGAGGGTTACTAGTAATGCTTATGCTACTTCTTGGTTAATTATCGGTACTGGTACCGGTACTGTTTCTGAGAACGACTACTGCTTATTCAACCAAGATTCTGATTGTACCTGTGTGAGTGCCTCGTCATCAACAACGAGTAATTTAACCAAATCATACACTGCATCTTTTCAGAATAACTCAGAGTCTGACATTACTGTTACAGAAACTGGAATTGTAGGGCGATGTTGGTTATATAACAACCCCTATACGATGCTTCTAGAACACACTCTTTTAGAAACCCCAGTCATAATCCCAGCTGGTGAAACTAGAACTATAACTTATGTATGGTCTTTTTAGAAAGGAATATATATGCTTACAAACAATTTAAAAAAAATATTATTTAAACATATATTTGGTTTTAAAGTAGTGCAAGAATCTTCGTCGCCTCCGGACGCTGACAACGCTTATAGCGATCATCCAACTTTAATTTCAATATCTGGGTCAAACTGTCCTATATCAATAGGTTCTGGTTCTAGCGCCTATACTCTAAGACGCGTATGGATCACCACCGTAAATGCACTAAGCACATTAGCCACTACACCAACAAATGGTCTTGGATATATTGTACTGGGGAATGGAACTACAGAACCAACCCCTGAGGACTACCGTCTCGAATCCCAGATAACCACAAATCTTAGCTGCGATAGTGTATCAGTATCACGAAATACCACAATAAAAACTTATACTGCAACATTTAGTAATTCTGGAACATCCCCCATGACTATAACTGAAATCGGATATGTTTCAAGAATTACTTATACATATAATAACTTCAATTTTGTCTATGATGATTTTCTAATGGACAGAACAGTCCTTGAAACTCCTATAACGATTCCTGCTGGAGAATCTAGAACTGTAACCTATGAATTATCTTTTTAGGAGGTATATATGGCAGAACTATCAACAATATTTACCAATATAGCCAACTCAATAAGAAACAAAGCCGGAATAACAAATACAATGCTACCCTCTGAGATGCCAAATTATATTGATAACATAGAAATACCAGAACCAACAAAAGCAAACATGGTTATCATGAATCAGGGTGGATATGTAACTTTATCAAGCAACATCACATGTTCGATATCTGAAACTGAATAGGAGGAACCATTCAATGAGTAGTATATTAGAAGATGTTGCTAGTCAGTTAGGATATGACTCTACTAGTGATATAGACGCGCCACTATTACAAGACATGATTATTCATGTTAATATGGCGATAAACAACCTACATCAAATGGGGGTAGGTCCAAAGAATGGTTTTGAAATTACAGGTACAACCGAAACCTGGGATGATTTCTTAGGAGAGAATCATACCTTATTGAATAGGGTTAAAGTTTATATTTTTTTAAAAATAAGAGTAACCTGGGATACCCCTACTGGAACAGTCTTGCAAGCTTTGAAAGAGGAAATCAAAGAGCAAGAATGGCGTATAGTTGAAGAGGCTGATACTAATAATAACATATTTTCCTCTTAAAAGGAGCTGATAAACCATGAGACTGTCAAATACAGCAGTCCCAAAATATTATGGACAATTTAGACAACAAGTAATAGCTGGAAAGATACCGGTATGTGAAAATATTGCTCTCGAAATGAATCGAATAGATAGATTAATTGCCGATGATAGATATTACTATGACCCAGAGGCGACCGAGTGTTGGATTAGATTCTGTGAAAACGAACTAACTCTAACAAACGGTGACGACCTATTCCTACTCGATACTTTTAAACTTTGGGGGGAGCAAGTTTATGGATGGTATTATTTTCTAGAAACACAAGTCTACAATAAAAACACCGAGCAATGGGAAACAAAGCTTGTAAAGCGAAGACTTACCCAGAAACAATATCTCATAGTGACTAGAGGTAATGCTAAAACGTTATACGAGTCATGTCACCAGGGATATGGACTTGTTGTTGACCCATCGACAACCCATGGTGTTACAACTGCTCCAACGTTAAAACAAGCAGAGGAAGTTTTATCGCCTTTAAAGACGGCGTTGGCAAGGTCCCGAGGTCCTCTATTTAGATTCCTAACATTAGGTTCTCTACAGAATACTACTGGTTCATCAAAAGATAGAAAAAAACTATCAGCCACGAAGAAGGGTATTGAAAACTTCTTAACAAATAGTATTCTTGAGACCAGGGCAATGTCAATACCAAAATTACAGGGTTTACAAACCAAATACAACACAATTGATGAGTGGTTATCAGGCGATATCCGTGAAGATGTTATGACCCCTCTTGAACAAGGGGCATCAAAAATTTCAGATTGGCTCATTATATCTGTAAGTTCTGAAGGTACAATCCGTAACGGTCCCGGAGATGATATCAAGATTGAGCTTAAAAAGATATTAAAGGGTGAATATGAAGCACCTCAAACATCTATCTGGTGGTATTGCCTTGATGATATAAAAGAAGTCTCAAATCCAAAGTTATGGCCAAAAGCAATTCCGAATTTGGACAAGACTGTAAGTTATGAGACTATTCGGCGAGATGTTGAAAGAGCGGAGAATTCGCCATCTACTCGAAATGATATTTTAGCTAAAAGGTTTGATATTCCTATGGAGGGATATTCATATTTCTTTAGATACGAGGAAACCCAACCTCATCCTTCCCGAAACTTTACGGGTATTCCTTGTGCTCTAGGGGCTGACCTATCAAGAGGAGATGACTTCTGTGCCTTTACGTTCATGTTCCCTATGGCCTATGGGTTTGTTGGGGTTAAAGCCTTATCATTTATCTCTCAAAGAACCTATGAGGCTCTATCGCCTACTATGCGTGATAAGTACAATCAATTTATAGCAGAAGGCACATTAGTTGTTATGAACGGTACAGTCCTTGATATACCCCCAGTATATACTATCGTAGACAAGTACATTAATGATAACAACTTTGACGTTAGAGCTATGGGATATGATCCATACAATGCCGACGCTTTTGTACAGAATTATGTAATTGATTATGGACCATATGGAGTTACAAAGGTTCCTCAAGGTGCTAGAACCGAATCAGTTCCCCTTGGAGAAATCAAGGCGCTTGCTGAAGACCGCTCACTCATCTTCGACGAAGAAATAATGAAATATTGCATGGGCAACTGTATTGTAATAGAAGACAATAACGGAAATAGAAAACTTTTAAAGAGCAGAAAAGATAAAAAGATTGATAACGTAGCAGCCCTAATTGACGCATACGTTGCATATAAAGAACATCCAGACCTATTTGATTAAGGAGGATTGAAATGTTAACAATCACAGAAGCTTTAAAAAAATTACCAAAAGACGATGGGTTGCTCCCGATAAGCGCATGGGAGACTAAAGAATTCATTGGATTCAACATGGGGTTTGGAGGACGCCCCTTGATAAATAGTTCCTCTCATGTTTTTAACAAGAAAACTGGAGAAGACTTAGGCATGTGCTACTCGGCTACTCAGCTAATTGTTGGCGACAAAGAGTATCCATTGGATGATGCCAAGTTCATACCACCAGAACAGATTCAAGCAGCTATGAAATATTCAAAATAAATAAAGAAAGGTGTGAGTAAATGAGTTCAATAGTTGATAGGATTAGACGTGGTTGGTCCGCGTTTAGAGGCAATCCTATAGAAATTCCACCTAATATCTATCAATCAGCCTACACACCGGGCAACAAAACGGCGGTGTTTGGGGTGTCAAATATTACTTCAATAATAACGACAATCTACAATCAGATAGCCGTTGATACGTCGCAGATAGATTTTAGACATGTGAAATTAGATGAAAATGGTAATTATCTAGATACCATTGACGATGATTTAAACCAGTTGTTTAAAACACAGGCTAATATAGACCAGACAGGAAGAGCATTTATTATAGACATTGTAGAGTCACTACTCGACGAAGGTTGTGTTGCACTAGTCCCAACATTTACATCAAATGACCCACTACTCAGCGATTCGTATGATGTTTATAGTGCTCGAGTTGGTAAAATCATAGACTGGTATCCACAGCATGTAAAGGTACAGGTTTATGATGAGGAAAAGGGTTGTAATAAGGATATTACCCTACCAAAGAGAATTGTTCCAATTATTGAGAACCCGTTCTATTCAGTTATGAATAGACCGAACTCAACGGTTAGCAGGTTAAGATGGTTAATCCAGCAAATTGATAAACTTAATAATCAGTCGGCAGAAGGTAAGCTGGACATCATACTTCAGGTGCCTTATTCGGTTCGAAATGAATCAAGAAAGGACTATGCTGCGAAACGAAAAACTGAGATAGAAGACCAGTTAGTAAATTCAAGGTATGGTATTGCTTACATCGATTCACAAGAACACATAACACAGCTCAATAGACCTGCAGAGAACACCTTATTAGAACAAGCTGACCGAGTTACCAAAGAATTATTCAACCAGTTAGGTATGAGTGAAAATGTATTTAATGGAACGGCTAGTGAAACAGAACGTCTCGGCTATTACAATGGAACAATTAGCCCCATCTGCTGTGCAATTGTAG